AACGCGCCCGCATCGACTCGTCGGGCGTACTCACCACGACCGACCTTGCGACGTACAGCCTATCCGGCACCACCGCATCCGTCGCGTCCGGAGGCACGTCCGCGGCACTGTTCACGCCCGCGGCGTCGTCCGAATACATCGTGTATATTCAGGCAACATCGAACACGGGTGTAATGGCGCACGCAATGGTGCTCCAGAATGGTGCCGCAAGCGGCGCGTTGGTGTCTGTTGTCGGATCGGTGCTCTGCACCATCAACAACGCAGCCGGCGCGCTGACGATCACCAATAACAGCGGCTCGGCGGAAACATTCCGCTGGCGTGCGCTCAAACTCCGTTCTCTCGTGTGAGGCTAACCATGTTTGCGATTATCGAACCCGTTCCCGCATACCCATCGCCAGCGACGACTCTCCAAGTCGGCGCCGTTCAGGTCACTCCCGGCGCGTCGGCGTTCTATCAGTGGACGCTTTTTGACGCGCAAGGCGTGACCGTCGGCAAAAACAGCATCGCGCTGACCGGCGACGCCTATACGGCGTGGGGCTCGGATGACGCGTACCTGTACACCTACACCGCCGCGCAACTCGGCCTGACCATCGTCGAGATCGTTCCCGACGCGCCTCCAGCACCCGAGCCGCCCGTCGTCGAGCCGCCCGAGCCGGTCATCACGGCACCGCCCGTGCTGCCTGATGGCGCTCCGGCGGCTCCGGTTGCCGCCGACCCCGCCCCCGCTCCATCGAACGAGTGACCGACCATGCCGACCGCTCGCAAGTCTGCGATGAAGTGCAACGCCCCCAAGCGCACGCCGGGGCATCCGAAGAAGTCGCACGTCGTCAAGGCTTGCGAGGGCGGCAAGGAGAAGCTCATTCGCTTCGGGCAGCAGGGCGTCTCCGGCTCGCCTCCTCGCAAGGGTGAGTCGGAGGCCGACGCGAAGCGGCGCGCGTCGTTCAAGGCTCGCCATGCGAAGAACATCGCGAAGGGGAAGATGTCCGCAGCCTACTGGGCCGATAAGGTGAAGTGGTGACGACCTACACGAAGCCCGCCCTCCGCGAGCGCATCAAGGACCGCGTGACCGCCTCAAGCAAAGGCGGCAAGCCGGGCCAGTGGAGCGCGCGCAAGGCGCAGCTCGTCGCCGCCGAGTACGAGAAGGCGGGCGGCGGGTACAAGGGGCCGCGGAGCGGCGCGCAGAAGTCGCTCTCGAAGTGGAGCAAAGAAGACTGGGGCACGGGCTCGGGCAAGCCGTCGGGCAAGACGGGCGAACGCTATCTCCCGAAGGCGGCGCGCGAGGCGCTCACGCCCGCGGAGCTCGGCGCGACGAACCGAGCGAAGCGCGCGGCGACGGCAGCGGGGAAGCAATTCTCGAAGCAGCCGCCGAAGATCGCGAAGAAGACTGCTAAGCATCGGTGAACATGGCAGCGATCCCTCTCCTCGCAGGCATCTACACGACGACGACGCCCGACTTTCGGACGGCGTACCCGGTGAACATGGTGCCCGTGCCGATGGCCACGGGCATCTCGGAGGCGTACCTGCGTCCGGGTGATGGCATCGTCGCCGACGGCACCGGCCCCGGCGTCGATCGCGGCGGCATCGAATGGAACGGGCTCGTCTACCGCGTCATGGGAACGAAGCTCGTGCGCATCGACGCAGCGGGCAGCGTGCAGGAGCTCGGCGACGTTGGCCCCGGCGGTCTCGTCTCGTTTGACTACTCGTTCGACCGGCTCGCCATCGCGAGCGGAGGCCGCTTCTATTATTTGCAAGGCTCGTCGCTCTCGCAAGTGACGGACCCCGACCTCGGGGTCGTCGTTGATTTCTGCTGGGTCGACGGCTATTTCTTCACGACGGACGGCGAGTTCCTCGTCGTGACGGAGCTCAACGACCCGTACGCGGTGAATCCGCTAAAGTACGCGAGCAGCGAAGCGGACCCCGACCCCGTCGTCGCGGTCGTCAAGCTGCGCAACGAAGTGTGCGTGCTCAACGCGAACACGATCGAAGTCTTCGACAACGTCGGCGGCGTCGGGTTTCCGTTCCAGCGCATCGAGGGCGCGCAGATCATGAAGGGCTGCGTCGGCACCTTCGCCTGCTGCGTCTTCGTCGAGGCGCTCGCCTTTCTCGGCGGCGGGCGCAACGAGGCACCCGGCATCTACATCGGCGCGAACGCGATGGCGAACAAGGTCTCGACGCAAGAGGTCGACGAGATCCTCGCGACGTACACGACCGCGCAGCTCTCGGGCGTGAAGCTCGAGGCGCGCAACGACCGAGCGCATCAGTTCCTCTACGTTCACCTCCCCGATCGAACGCTCGTCTACGACGCTGCGGCGTCGAAGGCGCTCGGCGCTCCCGTGTGGTTCGTGCTCGTGAGCACGCTTCAGGGCTTCGCGACGTACCGCGCGCGCAACTTCGTCTGGGCCTACGACCGTTGGAACGTCGGCGACACGCAGAGCGCGGCCTTCGGTCACTTCGTGCAGACGGTCTCGACGCACTGGGGCGAGCGCGTGCGGTGGGAGCTCACGACGCCGATCGCCTACAACGAAGGCAACGGGGCGATCTTCCACGAGCTCGAGCTCATCGCGCTCCCTGGCTCGGTGCCGTTCGGAACCGACCCGCTCATCTCGACGAGCTACAGCCTCGACGGCCTCTCGTGGTCGGTGGACCACACCGCGCGCGTGGGCGTCTTCGGCGCGCGTCAGCACCGCATCGCTTGGCGGCGTCAGGGCTTCATGCGTCGCTTCCGCATTCAACGCTTCCGCGGTGACTCGTGGGCGCACCTCCCCGTCGCTCGCCTCGAGGCGCAGCTCGAACCCCTGGCTTGGTGATGGCGATCCGTCGTCTTGGCCTCACCCGCGACCAGCTCGCCTCGTTCCTTCAGGAGCACGAGCAGATCCGGCAATTCGAGCTCCTCTTCACCGCCGTTGACGAGATTCAGACGAACGGCCTCGACGCGGTGACGTACGACGCCGGTGCGGCGCTGGCCGGCGTCAACAAGCTGGCCGGCGTCGTCGCGCAATTGGCCCAAGACGGGGCGATCGAGGCGTCGACCGCCCTCTCGGTCGCCCAAGCCGCAGAGCGCGCTCTCGTGGCCGTCGAGGGGCTCGCGATGGTGGGCGCTACGCTTCCGCCGAAGGTGCCGGTGCGGCGCAACGCGGCGTCGTTCCACGACACGACGGACCAGGCTCCGGCCCTCGTCAACACGGCATACCCGATCACGTTCGACACAAGCGACATTGAGCGCGGAATCTGGCGCGACCCGGTGAACACCTCGCGCATCTACGTCGCCGACGCGGGCACCTACAACTTTGAGTTCTCCGCGCAGCTCGACAAGACGAGCGGCGGGCAAGCGATCGTTTACATCTGGCCGCGGGTCGACGGTGTTGACCTCCCAGACAGCGCGACGGGCGTGCGGCTCCAGGGCAACAACTCGGAGCTCGTCGCGGCGTGGAACTTCCTCCTCGACATGAAGCCGGGCGGCTACTTCGAGCTCATGTGGTCGTCGGACGACGTTGACGTTCGCCTCGAACACTTCCCCGCAGCGGCCCCCGTCCCTGCTATTCCGTCCGTCATTCTCACCGTCACGCAGGAGGCGTGAACCATGGCCGTCACCCCGACCCAAATCATCGCGCCCGCGTTCGTTCCTGACACGAAGGGCACCGCCTACACGTCGACCGCCGCAAAGACGCGCATCGACTACATGGCATTCGTGAACACGACCGCGAACAACGTCACGCTCTCGGTGTGGCTCGGGCCTGCGGGCGCGTCGCAGCGCATCAAGGACAAGACGATTCTCCCCGGCGAGTGCTACCTCTGCCCCGAGGTCATCGGGGCGCTTCTCATGCCCGGCGAGCTCATTCAGTGGGACGCGAGCGCCGTCAATGCGCTCTACGGCTCCGCGAACGGCGTGACCTTCACCTGATAGGATGCCTCCCATGATGATGCTCGGAATCCCCGTCGAGAAGCCGTTCCCGTCGACCAGCGAGAACAAGAAGAACACGCTCATGGTCATCCAAGACTGGATGCTCGGCCCCGAGAAGCCGTCGAACGAGCGCGGCGCGAACGCCGAGTACTGGCGCGGGCTCGCGAAGGCGATGCAGGTCGACGAAGCCGAGGCTCGCCGTCGCCGCTGCTCGAATTGCGAGTATTACGACAACACGCCGGGAACGCAGCTCAAGATGGAGCGCATCCCGACGAACGCTTGGGATGATGGCGCGGGCTTTCGTGGATTCTGCACCAACTTCTCGTTCGTCTGCCATGACATGCGCTCGTGTCAGGCGTGGGAGGAGAAGGAGTTCGAGGCCGAATGACGACGCTCGCGGAGGCGGTGCGGCACGACGACGCCGTGAAGATCGAGCGGCTTGAAGGAGCGATGCTCGAGCTGCCGCAGGTCGATTGCCCCGTCGAGCACTTCTTCGCTCCGGGCCTCTACATTCGCCAGATCACGATCCCATCCGGCGCCCTCGTCGTCGGGCACGAGCACAAGACCGAGCACGTCAACATCATGCTCAAGGGGCGCGTGACCATCGCGACGGCGGAAGGCGTCGCAACGCTCGTCGCCCCGGTGACGTTCATCGCCCCGCCTGGTCGCAAGGTGGCTCTCGCGCACGAGGAGACCGTTTGGCAGAACGTGCACGCCACCGAAGAGCGCGACCTTGCGAAGATCGAGGAAACCTTCATTCGCAAAAGCGAGACATGGCAGGCGCACAACGAGACGGCTGCGCTAGTAGATAGGCTGCGCGAACACGCGCTCTCTGGTAAGGGTGTAACATGAGCTGGATCGGAACAGCCGTCATCGGCGGGTCAGTCATCAGCGGCGTAGGCGGCTACCTTGCGCAAAAGGGTGCAGCCGAAGAGGCTTCCGGCGCCCAGCGCGAAGCGTCGCAGGCCGCGATCGCCGAGCAGCGTCGCCAGCAGGCCGAGATGGAGCGACTCCTCGCGCCGTACATGCAGGCGGGGCAGGGCGCGCTCGGCGCTCAGCAGGCGCTCCTCGGTCTCGGTGGGCCCGAGGCGCAGCAGGCTGCGATCGCGCAGATTGAGCAGAGCCCGCAGTTTCAAGCGATGGTGCAGCAGGGCGAAAGCGCGATTCTCCAGAACGCCAGTGCGACCGGCGGCCTTCGTGGCGGCAACACGCAAGCGGCGCTCGCGCAGTTCCGTCCGCAGATGCTCTCGCAGCTCATCCAACAGCAGATGGCGAACCTCGGCGGTCTCTCCGGCATGGGGCAGCAGAGCGCGCTTGGCGCAGCGGGCTACGGCCAGCAGGGCGCGCAGGGCGTCATGGGCCAGCTTGGCGCAATCGGGCAAGCGCAGGCCGGCTCCGCGCTCGCGCAGGGTCAGGGTATGGCCAACATGTTCGGCGGCATCGGCGGCGCGCTAGGCACGCTCGGCGGGCTCGGGGCGATGGGAAAGGGGCCGTTCGCTGGCGGTGGTGGCGGCGGTGGCGGAAGCCAAGTATCCCCCGGCATGGCCAACGCTTACAACAGCATGACCGAAGCGCAGCGACGCGCGATGTTTGGGTGACACCATGGCGCAACCGTTTTCCTACATGCTCAATGTGCCCGACCCCGCAGCCGCGGTAACGGGCGGTCTTCAACAGGGCATCCAGCTCGCCTCGATGATGGAGCGCGCCGACCTCATGGCGGCGCAGCGCCAGCAAACCGAGATCGAGAACCGAGGTCTCCTCGCGAAGCAGGCGCGCGCGACCGAGTTCCAGAACGAACTTGGAAAGCTCTCGTCGGAGGGCTTCAGCGCGCGTGGGCTTAACGAGCTCATGATTAGGTACCCGGAGGCGGCTGAGCAGCTCAAGGCGCAGTACGCCAACTTGAGCACGCAAGAGAAGCAGGCGCGCATCGACAACATGATGCCGATCGTCGCCGCGGTAAACGCTGGCGACAACGCAAGCGCGCAGATTGAGATCCAGCGTCAGATTGACGCCTTCAAGAACAGCGGCAAGACGCAAGAGGCCGAAGCGGCTCAGCGTATGAGCGAGCTTCTGTTTCAGAATCCAAACGCCGCGCGAACGATCATGAACACGTCGATCGCTGCCGCGATGGGGCCTGACAAGTTCGATCAGGTCTTCGGCAAGCTAGAGGACCAGAAGCGCGAGGAGCAGCTTCAGCCCGGCAAGATTGCCAAGGCCGTCGCCGAAGGCAAGATCGCCGAAGTCAAGGCGCAGTACCAAGAGCAGCTTGAGAAGGCCGAAATCGCGCTCAAGGGTGCGCAGACGACGAGCGCGAAGGCTGCCGCGGGTGCGTCGTACGCAAGCTCAAAGAAGACGCTCGCCGAGATCGACCGCATTCGAGAGATGGCGCCTGCGGAGCGCGATCGAGTCGTTGCGCAGACCGAGAAGTTTCGAGCTGAGGCGCGCGCGAAGAGCGGCGAGGCTGGCGCGCAGGGTACGATTGAAGCGGGTCAGCGGGTGCTCGACACCGTTGCGCGCATCAAGGAGCTCGGCTCTAAGCCTGCGTTCGGCGGCGGCTTGATCGGAAAAGCTGCTGAAAAAACCGGCTTCGCTGCGAACGTGTTTGATCAAATCGCCGGGCCAGCAGCAGGACGATCGCCGACGTTCTCAGCGCAGGCTCAAGACGTTGAAAGCCTCATCGAGACGCTCAAGGCGCAACAGTTCCTCACGCAGATCAAGCAGATGCAAGGCATGGGTGCGCTATCGAACAGCGAGGGCGAGAAGCTCACTGCGTCGGTTGCGAACCTGAGCCTCACGCAGTCGCCGCAACAGCTCCAAAAAAATATCCAGTACATCGAAGACACGACGAAGAAGAGCATGGAGAAGGCGCAGCGCATGATGGGCGGCGCTGGCGGCGGCGCTGGCGCTGCACCTCCCTCGAACATTTTCGACGCGGCAAATGCAATTCTTGGCGAGGAGTAAGTGATGGCAAGCGCCGAGGATTACGCGAAGTGGATCGTCGCCAACGCTGCGAAGAAGGGTACGCCCGAATTCGAGACGGTGGCCAAGGCTTACCGGGCGGCGCGTTCTGCAAGCGTCGCCGAGACGCAGACGCAGGCGAAAGCCCCTTCGCCCTCGTCGTTTGAGCAAGCGCGCGAATCGTACACGAAGTACGGCGGCGGACCCGCCGCGCCTGTCGGCATCGAGCCGACCTACGCAACGCCGCGCGCAGGCACGCCCACGGGGCTTCCCGAGGGCGCATGGCAGGTCGTAGAGCCTGAGACGACGCTCGCGGGCATTGGTGGCGCAATCTCGCGCGGCATCGCTCCTGCTGCCGTCCTGGCGGGCGCGGGCGCGCTTGCGGCCCCGCTCGTCGGTGTCGCCGCACCCGTCGGCGCGGCTCTCGGCGGTGGCGCTCTTCTCGCGTCGAAGGTGCTCGGCGTTGATCAGCCGTTCGTCGAGAAGCTCAACGAGCTCATGACGCGAGCAGGAGTCGCCGAGCCACGCACGGCGATCGAGCGGCTCTTCCAGTCGGCAGCGGGCAGCGCGGCGGATGTGGCGACCGGCGTTGGCGCAGGCCAGGCGCTCGCGAAGACTGCTGCGCCTCTCGCGCAGGCCGCGGGCGGCATCCTCGCCGAACAGCCTGCCGCGCAACTTGCGAGTGGCGTCGGCTCCGGCCTCGCTGCGCAGGCAGCCCAGGAGCTCGGCGCAGACCCGGCGACGCAAGCCGCTGCGGCCCTCATCGGCGGCATGGCAGGCTCACGCGCAGCGCGCACGCAGGTCGTTCCAGCAGCGAAGGCGACGGCAGCCGAGCGCGCCATCGTCGCCGAGGGCGAGAAGATCGGAGTGCCCGTGCTCACGAGCGACGTGGCCCCACCGCGCACGTTCATGGGCAAGGCAGCGCAGGCCGCAGGCGAGCGCGTTCCGTTCGTCGGCACTGGCCCCGTTCGCGAGGCGCAGCAGACGGCGCGGGTTCAGGCGGTGCGCGATGTGCTCACCGAGTACGGCGCAGCGTCAGCGGCGCAGGCTTCCGACGCCGTGATGGCGGACCTTGCAGCGACACGGCGCGCAGAGCTCGGAAAGCTTACCGGGCTCAAGGGCGAAGTCATCACGCGGCTTTCGCAGGCTGGAACCGTTCCAGTTCCGGGCGCAACGTCGGCGATTGACCAGCAGATTGCGAAGCTCCGTGGGCTCAAGACGAAGGAACTCGAACCCGTCATCGCCCGGCTCGAAGACTGGAAGCAGTCGATCCAGGGGCAGAACCTCACCAACATCGAAGATCTTCGAAAGCAACTCGGCGAGTCGTTCAAGGCCCCCGAGCTTGCGAGCGTTCGATCGACGGGCGAGAAGTCGCTCTCGTCGATCTACGGCGCGCTTCGCGACGACATGAGCGCCTTCATTCGTGACAACGGGCAGCCGCAAGACATCGCGAAGTGGACCGACGCCAACAAGAAG